CTTTTTCCGTACTATTTCCAAATTATCTGGCCAGAGTTGCGCCGAAGTTTGGGGGGCAAATTCATCGTAAGCTTCTTCGGCGGCGATCCGCATAGCCATCGCGAGCAAATTTCGTACCCGGTCCAAGTCGAGCATGTATATGTCGTCATTGAAAGGTGAGTAGTTAGGCTCTCGTGCGATCAATACTTCGGCAGCTTTTTGGAACTCCATACCATCCCCGTCAGTCATTTATCTCCTTTATGCCTCGATGCCCATATTCGGCCCGAGCGCATAAGCCGCAACGAAACAGCCGCATGGCTTCCGCGCAACCAGACACGGGCGTTGATCTTCGGTGTATTCAATGGCGCTCATTTCGTCTCCTCTTCAGTCAAAATGGATGCCAACGGACAAAGAGGCCCATAAATTAACGCTCCGCAATCGGTGCACATAAATGCAGATTCCGGGTCAGCTTTTCGATATTCATAAATCACGGCATGGGTGCAGATTTTCCGAGCAAGCCATCCCGGCCACAACACAATCTTGAAGCGCCACGCGAATTCTCGGCGATACCACTTGCTCGGGGAAATATAAGCGTGCATGAACATTTTTATTCCCTTTCCCTACTCATTGGTTAAACCAAACTGAATTGTGCGGGCCGGGCTTGATTCCGGCTAGGTTAGGCTTTCGGCCTGTTCAGGATTCGCGTCCCTACCGAGGGTTGTCGAGACCCCCGCCGTCGCCTCGCGAAAAGCTAGAGTGTCCTTCCACTCCGCCGCACAAACTTTTACGATGTCTTCTTCTCTCCTTCAATCAACTCAGCCGCGCCCGGATATTTAAGCTCCCGAATCTGAGCTACATGAGTTTTCATCTGGGCGATCCGCTTTGCAACGAACGCCCGCTCGGCCTCGGTGATGTCGTTGTAATTGCCGGATTCGGCCCAGTCCGCAATTTCGTCCTGCAATCTCTGCGCGGCAGCTTCAACACCTGCCTCCCAGCCTTCCCGATCCCGGCGAACTGGATCATCTGCCTTCAGTCCCTCTCTTAGCCGCAACTCGCCCGGAGGATAAGCAGCACGAAGTTCGTCACGTTCCACTCGAATACACGCGATGCAGTTGTCAAATGGTAATAGTTGACCGTGCGCATCCAAGTGGGCGTGTGGCGGACAAAGTAGGTCGGCCAGCCTTTTCGCCTCAGCGGTTTCCGGGTGCGGGTCGAAATCCTCCAACTTGCCATTGCTGACTCGTAAAGCGTTGTGTCCATCCCTGCGTTCCGTCATAGCTGTGATCCCCCTTAATCAACTACTTACGCCGCTTTTTCCATCCTCGGAGTGCTCCTTCAGAACGCTTCTGCCGGTTTAGCTCGCCCTTGCCGCGTCCGGGATTCGTGAGGCAGAATCTGTGCTCGTGACGAAGATATTGGGCCCTATCGTCCGCTTCAAACTCTGCCTTGCAATGTGCGCAAATCGCAGTCAACCTTTCGCCTCCTTAAGTTCCCCGGTGAGCCCAGCCAGATATTCCCGAGCAACCAAATGCTTAGCCGCGTCCCAATCCCGCGATCCGGGGCCGCCGTCGTGTGCCAAAAGTTCCCGAACCGTACTCAACAACGTGTCCCGGCTGGCGGTTAGCTCTAGTACTTGGGACCGGAGTTTTTGAACTTCAGATTTGGTGTCGAAGCATTTATGCCAACCGTTTTCGCAGGCGTGCGAATTTTCCGTCGAATACACGGTTCCCGGTGCTGGCGGAGGATCGTTGTAGAGATAGTACAAATATCCCCGCGTCGGACTGCCACATTCAGGGCATTCTTCAACCTCCCATTCCTCGCACATGGTCATAAACTGCCCCGAAAAGTGAAGCCCTTTGTGAGACTTGCAAGTCCCAAACTCCCGATACGTCATGATTTCCCTCGAATTTCGGCCAGTTCCTTCTGTAGCTCTACTACTTGGGACTCCAACTCGGCATATGTGGATCGGCTAGATCGGCGCGGATTCGGCAATTTTCGCTTCTCCCAATAGTCGTCGTGCGCGGCCCTATACCTGACAGCCTGTTCGCATGAGCAATGCATCAATCCATCATGGCCCGGCGCGGCGGGATCATGCCCAGAGCCGATCGCTTGCACCGCATCGCGGAGAATTATCAAGTCCTTACTGATTCGCGCCATTGCGTAACCTCTCTATTTCCACTTTGAGTTGATCCCTTTCGTCTCTTAGGGAGGTAAGTTCGGACTCAGCAAATTTCTTTGCGGCATTCCAAGCTTTTTCGGCGATGTGCCGATGATGCCGGGGAATGTTTGCCAGCGCGTACCACTTCTCAAAATCCTGCGTTGTGTCCCGTCCCTTGGTTGTCATTTCTCCCCCGTTTTGTTTACCGCCAGAAGTAAACTTCTTACGCCGAATATCGCAATCGTTGGGCTCTGGGGGAGCCGCCTTGGCATCTTCGGCTGCAAGATAAGCCTTGTTCGCATATTCGAAGGTGGGCTCTGGGGCAACTGGCTCGCATACAGGCGTGCAGCCTACTTTCGAGCACCAGTCGTCCTCAAGGTGAGTTTCTTTGTAATTGGGATATAACGAGTTTTTCGGCAGGCGCATTGTTCGCGGAGTTCCTAGTGTCTTCCCTTTAACAAAAGAGTTTTCAGTCATTCAGCTTGCCTCCGATTTTTCGCAAGAGAATATTGGCTACCAAGTTGATGTGTTGCAGGACATCTTTGTTTGGGTACTGGCTCGGATATTGGCAGGCATTCCCCGCGAAGGTCTCAAAGCACAGGTCGCAGTGCTGATGTTTTACTCCAGAAGTAAACACGCTCGGCTCGACCACATGCAGCAACAGATTGTCAGCCGTGCACGAACAGCACTGTTCATCTTCATTCGGCGCTATCTCGTCCTTCTTGGCTTCTTCGCTCATATCCCTTACCCCTCTGCTGGAACGTGGTCAGAATTTCCCTTCCGCAACTTGGAACACTCGCAGGCCCTTGGCGCGGTACATATCCACCACCTGCTGGCGATCCTCGAACACGCCGATAATTTGGTGATGGCTAGGCGGGAAATCGGCAATCAGCTCATCCAGCAGCTCGGCCTTTACTTGGCTGTCCTGCCGGTGGTCTCCGGCCTTACGCATGTATATTTTCCGGGCGGGCGCGGGCAGATCATGCTTCTTCAGCCAATCCCGAGTAGCCTCTCGGCATTCGTCGCTGCGACCGCTCACGTAGACCACAACGTGGCCCGCACGCTCAATCAGCCGCGCCAGATACACCATGTCAACAATCGGCTTGTCGTCTGGGCAGCCCGCGAAGAACGAGCGCCAATCGGCTGGTTTCTGTTGAATGTAATGCAGCCGGTGCGATAAATCCGCCAAAGTGCCATCAATGTCAAAAATGTAGATCATCACACTTTCTCCTTGGGCTGGTCTACGGGAACCACAACTTGGAATCTGTCGCGTTCGTCGGCAGTCAGGCCGAATTTGATGATTGCTTCTTTCGACCCCGCTACGTCGCCGGAATTCCCCGCTTGGCAATCCCAGCCGGTGTAATCGCATCCGCCGCGTGCCACAAACCAGCGCCCATCCTTGAGCAATCCGTACACGATCCAGTCCGGCCCGTCGTTCTCTCCCTGGGCGATTTGGGAAATCTCGGCCACGTCCTCGCGGCCAAACGTCGCGGTCGAACCGGCGAACCCCGGAGCAGGCTGCGGAACAATCGCGGCCATACTCGAACCTTCGCCAAAAACCTCTGCCCAGTCGTAATCGTCTAATTCTTTCAGCATCTACTTTTCCTCCTTGGTAGGGACTAAGGGAACCACAAATTTAGGGAATGGCTGCCAGTGCGAGACTGCCTCTTTCGGCGCGGAGTCGCCTTCGTTCATCCATTCCCAGCGATCGTCCGCAGATAGCGCGGCTGGCACGTCCTGCACAATTCCATCGATCACGACAATCACCACGTCCGAAAATCCCGGCAGCTGATCCTTGACGCTAATCCATCCATCCGGCTTACTTTGGGGAACATCACGGGCCATAATTTTAGGATCAGGAAATGGCCATCCGGTGCGAAGTAGTTTGGCAATTCCGCTACATGCTGCTTTCCAACTCAGCGATTCCGATCCCTCTCGGGCAAGACTCTGAATTGCATCCGCGACGTGGCTCAGTAACCGCTCAATTTCTTCGACGCTCGGCTCCGGGGCTGACCCTTGGGGAACAACTTTTGCTCCAAATTCGAACGCTTTTCTCAGCGCGGCCTCGGCATCGTTGAACATGACGAACATCTTCGCTTCCACGTTGCCGGGATGCTTCGGATCGCGAGGCTTCTGTACAAGATCCCGCGTCCATTCTTTCAGCAATTTCTCCGGCAATTCTTGAGGTTGGGGAACATTACGGGCCTGGGCCAATATTTGCGCGACGTTTTTAATTTCGTCCGTGCAAGAATCGTCAACGCTCTCACAGAAATGATCGTGAATCTTTCGGGCCAAAGCTGCCTCGGCCGGACCCGGAAAAATATCATTCGGGGGAACATTACGGGCGATCACTTCCTCAATCGAATCAACGAATTTGGCATATTTGTCGCAGTAGTCTTCGGACGATCCGTCAGGAATCGCCATTGTTAGTCCGGCAATCTCTCGGGCTGCTTTCTTGATCCAGTCTGCTGCCATTTAAATTCCTTTCGTCTACCAGTCCGTGGAAATAAATAGACCCGTGGGATGGGTCCCTCCCCTCAGGCTTTTTTGCTCGTGGCCAGAGTGACAGGCAAAACCTGCTTCGGTTGATTCCATGACAGCAGCGCATCCACGAACCACTTCGTAAGATCGCCGCGCTTAAAATCCACTGTCGGGCTGCTAATGACTGAACGCATCAATGAAAGCGCTGCTCTCGCTTGATCGTCCAAGTTGTAGGAAATTGGCAGCTCTTGATATCGGGCCGCCTCCGGCTCCGCGCATTCTACGATGCAAATCCCGGACTGCTTCTCGGCGCGAATAATATCCCGCCGTTTCATGCTGCCCGGCTTGATGAGAAACAGCGGCATCAACTTGCCATCAGTGGACACGCTCTAACCACCTCTCTCCCTGATTGCTGGGCAGGGCCCCGGAATGCACTATTTCGTGCTACTGACTCGTAGAATCAAATGATCTTCGAATCTTTTCTCCCACGGTTTATCTACCCAAAACTTATCTTTTGGACACCAGCCTATTTTTCCCTTCATTTCTAAAAGTGTTAAGCAGAGGTAACAACGAAGCTTTTCGGTCATCGATTCCATTCTTTGGCCTGAAACTGCGGCGAGTAAGTAGCCATCTTGGCGGCGAAGTCTGGCTGATAGTGCTCCGCGATGGGTTGCTGGGAGGCATGGGTATACAGCACAAGAGAGCCGCAATCTGAGCACTCCCAAAGGTCGGCCATCCAAAGTTTGTAGGGCTCGTCTTGCGCCAGTTCAACCAAGCCAATCCCAGTCTTTTTCGGCTTCATTACGCGATTACATTTTCCGCAAACAAACATTTTTATTCCTCCTGCCCCGTCAGAATCTCCTGCCCACCAAATTTCAATCTCCGGCTTCGATCTGATGTCGGCACACGTAGATGTTTTCCAAATCGATATTGGCTACTTTTGTCGGCCAGTCCACTTGCAGCACTGGCCAAACTACATCCGTTCCGCAATTCCATCCACGTGGCTCCTTCGGCGTCCCGAGAGTAAATACCGCCCTACTGTGCTGTGTTGGACCGGCCCCCTTCGGCACTATGTAAGTACGCCCCTTACCCGCATGGTTATTCGGCCAAGGAAAAGCCGCTCGAACTTTAACGCTCATAGCTCACCCTCTGCAAGAATCTCCTGCCCATTTCGAATCAGATACACAATGTTTTCTTCCAGTGGAGTTGCCATGCACCGCTTGATGCACTTTCTACAGATTCCATGCCACTCAGGATCGTCAAGGGTTGGCCGGATTTTCTGCATCTGCCAAACTCGGACAAATTCAGCATTTAAAACTTCAGTTCCACAGACGGACTTAATTGTTGAGAACTGTTTCAGCGGTTCGGCGGCGTTCGCTATGTGAGCATCAGATTTCATGACTGGCCTGCCGTGAGTAAGTGACTCGCATCCATGGTCATCAATTCGGGCATGCGCGGCACAATGTGCTCCGAGAGCGTCCGGCCGTCGTGCATCACCACGTAGGGCATGACTACATCGCGAATGTCGATCACGCCGGAGTCCGCGGCCTCGAACATGGCCTTCAGATGCCAGTAGAGAACTCGCCAAACCCGCCGCTCCTCCTGCTGTTTCTGGTTGGCAGTCAAGCTCGATCCGTACCGCGTTTTTTGCTTGCACGTCGCCATGATTCGCAGGCGATAGCTCGTCTTTTCAATCTCGACCAGCGCCTCAAAGCCTTCGCGGGGAGGATGAGAAATTAGAGACAACCCAGTCCCTTTGTGGGCGTAGATTAGCTTGCGAATCCCGTCCTGCGACTTCGCAACAGCTACTTCTGTATCTTCGTACGCCATCAGAAATTCCCTTTCATTGGCACGGCCTCTTTCCTTCCGCTTCACAGTCGGCAAGATAGCGTTCTAGGCTTCGGCTGCCCTGCTCCCGGTTTCCTTTGGCACACATTAAATACAAATTAGTCCACGAATCATCGCGCCGACCTCCGCCCATGCCCTTACTCTCCCGGTGCGCCAGCTCAACTTCGGAGTAGTCGGTAAACTTTTCTCCGCACGCCAGGCACACTGGATTTTTCTGCAAGAGCATGTCTTTCCGTCGCCGCAAAGCTGCTGGAGAACACTTCTCTCTTCCGTCTGGATACTTCGTCACACCATTGATAGCCGGAAGCTTCCGCACTCCTTGGCGCTGATAAGCTTCGGCGTCCCTGCCGCAACAATCACGGCGCCTGTGCAGCGGACACACTTGGTTGCGCTTTAGTCGGCTCACAGTCCGAACTCTCCCTTCAGGTATGCCTGTACGTCATCCCACGATCGCGCCAGTACGTAGTGATGGCCCTCAGCTCTGACTTCTCGCATGAATGCCTCTTGCTCCGAAGACTGCTGGCCTTTTTCGTTCTTAACTTCGATCCAGATCACCCAGCCAATTCCGCCTTTAATCCACGCCACAATGTCGGCCATGCCCGGCTCGCCAAATTTGATCATTCGTTTCTTGCCCTTGTACGAAGAGAGAATGGCTCCTGAGTTCATCCGCTTCCGCCAAATTCTTTTCGCGGCTAACCCGTCCATGATCGTGGCTAGGATGTCGCTCTCTTTCATTATTTCCTGAACTTCTCTTTCTGGCGGCAATGCCTGCAAATGTGCTCGATCAACTTTTCCCACGTTTTAAAAGTCTTCCCGCACGGCTTTCTTCCGCAGCGCTGAATGCCGCAAATGAACTTCACTTCCGGGCTTTCTGTCTGGCCGCTTTCATCGCTGCTTGGCGCTTGGTTTCAACCCGCTTGGTCTCGTTCTTCAAAACTCTGGCAGCGAGTTCGGTCATGTCTCGCTGCTGGTTGGCGATTTTGAAGGCCTTGCTCATCGGATTTTCTCGCTGAATACTTCAGAATTCCTCCGTTCCTGCCATGTGCGCCAGTCGAAGTGCGAGAGAAGTTTTTTGTGCGCTGAAAGATCGTGCGGAAACTGAAAACTGCGACAGGTACAGATCGGCCTAACCGTGACCGGCTTTAGCAAATGCGTCGGGATGGCTTCTTTAGCCTTCGTAGTTGCCGTCCCATTTCTGGCGGTCAAGACTCTGTAGCCGTTGGATCTCTTTCGCCAACTGCTCGCGTTCTCGAGCTTTTCGCGCAATTCCCTCTGGCGTGGTTGGGTTCGCCAGTTCGGCCAATTGTTCCTTGGTCAACGCAACGGCCGGCGGCGCGTCAATTTTGCGCATCCGTTCCATTGCACGGCTGAACTCTCGCTGGTGCTCTTGTGGAGATTCCGGCCATTTCGCTATGCGCAGAAGTTCTGATTTAACTTCGCTGAAATCCACAAGTTCGCCGCGGGCCCGTGCAGCCTCCCGTTCATCCATGAGCCGGTTTCGCAGTTCTTTGCTTTCGATTTCTTGCTTGTTGCGATGCCAGCCTTTCAGGAGTGAACGGATGTCAGAAATTGCCGGGAGGAACGCAGAGACTTCCCGCCAGCAAGCGAATGCGTAAGCCAGAGCCTCGGCGGGTTGGCGGGAAAGTACCCGGTCAAATTCCGCAATTAGTTCCGGCTCCATCACGGTTTTTGAGTTCAAGCTACACAGGTGGATCTGAACGGCCAGCGTTTGCTGCGAAGCCGTCAAGGATGTTTTGCTTGCTAAGGTCAGATCGTGCTTTTGATTTGCTAGGCTTTTCTCTTCCATCGCTCCCTCCCGAATCAAAGTTGTTTCGTTCCCAAGTCCTGACCGCCGCGCGCCAGTCTCGCATCTGATTCCGCCCGACTTTCCAGCCGTTCGATGTGTAGTAATTAAAAAACTGCCCCGGATCGACGCGGTTGTTTCGTTCCTGGCAATAGGCCTGAATCTCCCCGAGAGCGGGCAGCGCGAACCTTGCCGAACGCACAGCTTCAGGGATCGTCGGTTTTTTAGAACCAAAACCAACATCAACTTCAAAAGCTTTTACAGTTCCAGTTCCAGACACGTCCGTTACATCGACCGTGACAGGTGCGTTACTTTCACCGTGACGGTGTCTCTGTTGCCTTTCTTTGTTGGACTGACGTTCTTTTTCATCCGCTACCATCCGCCGTGAGTAAATCGCACCGTTCGCATTGCGTCGGGCTACGCCTCGGGCCAGAAGTTCACGAATGCTTGTGACATTCTCAGTTATGTCGCCTCCGATGGCCCGAGCCAGGTCAGCATCAGACCAGGGTTTGCCATCTTCGGTACACGCCACACCGCGAATGCAGTTGAGGAACATCGTGTCCAATACGTCTATCCACACTCCCTTTGCCGCCTTACTGCATCGGCAGAGGTCAACATCTGTTAACCAGTCTTTGGCCCAATGCAGATAGGCCGGTAGCTTTCCCATTTACCCGTACACTTCCGATCTGGCTGGACTATTCACTCTTCGTCAACACTCACTTCCAATCTCAACGGTTCCTGTGTACCGTTGTGCGGACTCCGCACAGGGTCTAATTTCAATTCTTTGCTTCGGCTGCGGTATCTCCTCCCACAAAGACGGCAGTGACTCACAGCAGCCTGAGAACGCAGAAGCCGGTTTAGTTCCCGAGCGCATTCAGGTGAGCAAGTCTTCCCGCCTCGCCGCGCCCGGCTCAGGGGTATCTCGTTCTGGCACTCGGCGAGGATGCACGTTAGCTTCATGCGGGCTTCACTTTTACAGAGGCAGCGGCATTCTTAATTGCATCAATAGACTCTGAGATTGTCCGTTGCCGGGCGCGCGCATCTTCGAGCAGCCTGATCTGCTCTTTAATTGGGGGCACGCTCAAATCTCGGTGATGCCAGACCATTCGGCCCAATCCCTCAAAAAGCTGTGCGTAATCGTCTTCGATCGCTTGCCATCTATCCCGCAGATCTTCGAGAACTTCATCCACAGTCACATCCATAAATTTTTACCGGCTTCAGCAGCAGACTCGGACGACTCTTGGGAAGGGGCACGAGTCTGTTGCTGGAGCAGGTTCGCCGGACGGAGGAGAGTACGGCGAGTCCTGTTCAAGATCATTTGATCTTGGCGCCATGTGCCAGCCTCCAATGAGCAACCTGCAAAGCCGCCGCCCAGGTCGTCAGATCGTCTTCCCGGTGATGAATGAGCCTGTAAGTTCCATCCTTGGCAACGTGCACAACTTTGCGCTCGCAGTCGAGACCGAGCCCGGCGGCATAAGCTGCGGTCTGGATTCCCCATGATGGTTGTGGCTTCGACGAGGTTTTGATATCGAGCAGGATGGTGTTCTTTGAGACTTTGAACCGGCCCACCCGATCAACGCACATTCCGTATCTCATGCCGCCCAGCTCGGCGACGATGCGATGCTCGACCAGTTCGGGAATGAATTCGTGCTCCTCGCGGAACTTCTGATAGCCGACTACATAGCCGACAATCGAAGGATCCAGCGAATCGAGCTCTAAATCGTCCTGATCCAGGAATTCACAGGCTTGGTGGACTGCCGTGCCGATTGCTGAGGCGCGTTCGAGGATGTGGGCCGGAATGCCGCTAACATCCGAGATCCCGGAAAGTTCCATGCACTGCGACACGGAAGGAACTACGGCTCCGTCCTCGGTCGTGTAGCGATGCCCGATCTCTTCAAATGAAAACGTGGCTGTACTCATGCGCTTACCTTCTTTGCGGCACAATCTCTGCAAAACGCCTTGTAAGGTTTCCCGCTGGCCTTCGATATTCCCGCCGGCTGAATCCGTGTCGAGCCGCACTTGTCGCATCTCGTCATCGTCGCATCAGCAACCGGCTGAGGCTTGGCCGCGGGAGTTGAATCCTCGAATACGCCGTTCAACTCTTCGGGTGCTGGCGTCGCCGTCTTGACCGGCTCCGATTTGCGCTTGGGAGACTGCACGTATTGCTGGCCGTTCGATTCTTCATTGCCCGTCATTTCTTCCGCGGGCGTCGGCGCGTATCCGGCGAGAACCACAACCCAGGCCAAAACGTTGCGAAGCGCTTTCGCGCATCCCCGCGTCTGGGCCATGCTCTTGAGCTGGAACAACGGCTTACTGCGCCAGTTGGTTTCGTCATTGAGACACATCGCCTCAGCGGACGAGATGACCTGATTGGTCGCGACCAGAAGCGCTTCGCAGACGGATTCAAAGCCCGAGACTTTCTCGTCGCCCTCGCCGTACTCGACAAACTTGGTCGAGCGCACAACGGCGGTCACTCCGTAGAAGCGGCCCAGAGTCTGCCAGTCCTCGAATTGAAGATAGGTTTTGCCATTGAAGCTTATCTTCTTGGCTTTCTTCTCGATAACATCGGTGAGAGCTTTGGCGGCCCGCATCGCTTCTTCGAGAACAATTTCCGGGGCGCGGCTGATTGCCAGCGCGTCAATTGGTTGCTGCGTGATTACGGCTAGGTCATCCATCTATGTGTCTCCTTCGTTTGAAGGGGGAGAGTTAGGGTTTACGGTTGAGCCGTGCGGATCACGGCCAGTTAGACCAGTAAGTTTTGTCCCCTTTAAGTACAAAATTTATCGAGCCGAGTTCGGGGGTTGGATTCATGACACGCCTCAAACTCAGCATGCATCCATGCGCTCCGCAGGCCGGGCAAGTTTCAGTCTTAAGCTCCGATATGACGGTGCAGTTCTCGCAAAACATTGCGACCTTGAGTGAAATCAGCGTTGGCTTTTTTTCCATTTCCTCACCCGTCTCCGTCGCGCCCAAACTTCCGACAAGACCACGCCTAAAACCGCGAACACAATCATGAAAAAGAAAACGACTATAAAGAACTGGTCGAGATCCAATTCCGTCCGCACGTCATGGAATCCCAACGCTTCCGGCGTAAATAAACCAAGCCAAGCCTGCGACGGAACAGATACATCCGAACGAGAACCAAAAGTTCTTCATTGAGTCGCCTTTCATGCCCGTGGTAATACCAACGGCTCTTTAACCGGATGTCCGCGCAGAGTAGAAAGCCCTTCCCAGAGCAGCCACGCCGATAGAATGAACGAGCTCATGATTCCGCCAATCAGAGCCACCCCAGCAACGAACACAGTGGACATCAGGCCGAACCAGAGATTCTTCATTCGCTGATTACCTCCGTGGTGCGGACCTGAGTTTCAGCGGGGAGCAAAACAAACTTGTCGTCGATGCTGAAATTTTTCAGTTCGCCGATCGGCACGGTGATACTCGCCAGCATTAGCCGCCCGGCCTTAGTCCTGCCATGAAACGAAACTTTGCCGGTCGTCGCGTCGTCCCGTTCGATCCCCGCTACTGCGAATTGAAATAGCATCGGTGTCTCCTTCTGAATTTCTGTTGCGGGGGAAGATGGTTTTTTAGTAGCCATATTTCTGTCTTAGCTCGCCTTTAAATTTGTTGACGGCTTCGACGATGAGCTTTGCATCAAGCGCCGTCTGGCACTGGCAAACCGGCCGATCGCCGTCGTACACATTGATCGGTACGTTGCGGCCGATGCGCCACAATTTCGAGTCTGCGGCTACTGTTGCCATGGCTCTCCTTTGAGTGCATTCTTTTTCGCGAAGTGCCGTTCAAGTTTTGAGAATCCGTAGCCTGCAAGCGCACCAGCCGAGATCAGCGACAAGTGGTAAACAGAAAAGTTTTTCCCGTATCGGCTCTCGTTGATGACGCCCAAACCGATGCCTGTCGCCAGCCCGATCCATGGGCGCTTGGTTGCGAGACCGACACAGGTCGCTGGCAGCAGTCCGTACATCACGTCATTTACGCGATGGAATTGCTGACCATCATTGACCGGTACTGGCGCGTTCGGAGTTTCCGCCTGGGCCTGCATCACAGCGAAGCAGCTAACGATAAGAGCCCAGGTTGCGATTGATGCCAGAATCTTTTTCATGATGTGTTTCTCCCGTGTCGCAAAATCCCACCACAGGAACTTGGGAACGGGTTTACTGATGAAAAGCGCATTTGATAATTTCGTCGGTCAGATCGAGGACGGCAGGCTGTCGCTGGCATTTCTGCCCACCGTCGCAGGCCCCGGAACTGGACTCCGGGTATTCGTATTCACACTTGGCTACGGTCAGGAGCAGGCCATCGATTAGGGTCGATTCCGGCATGGCACAGGTTCCGTATTCGTGGCCACAAAAGGCAAACGCATCGGGCCCGCTTTGGTGATCGTGCCTCCAGCCGTGCTTGCCACCGTCGCAGTCAGTTACTTCACCGATTGGCCGTTGACAGTAAAGGCAGTTCATGACTGCCTCCGCTTCCAGGGCTGAACACGGCGCTCGACGCCCAAATACGGGGTGTTCATTTCTTCGCGGATCTGAGCTTCAGATTTGAAGGGCGGCAGGCCCCAAGACTTGATTACGCGCGTGGCTGGATAAGAGCGGAGTGTTAGATCTGGAAGTGGTAACTGATCGAATGAGTTTTGCACTTGCTGCCCCGTTTTCTGAGGCAGGATCGGCAGGCGGCCTAAGTGCTATGAGAAAGGGAAACTGCTTGTAAGGCAGGCGCTCTAACCAACTGAGCTAACCACCCTAGATTCCAGCAGAGTCGCTTTCGCCGCTACCTGTTCCTGCACTCCTTCAAGTTCCGCCATGCGGTTAACCGCGAGTCGCATGACGTTTGCTGCCGAAATTCCAAGCTTTTCGCAGAGAGTATCTATGGCGGCCTTGTCTCTGATTGTCGGACGGAAGATTATGAATTCTCGCTTTGGCCTTGCCATGGTTAGAATGTAGCGTGTTTGTATAATACCGTCAATAGAATTATGAGACACGAAAGTAACCTGTTTCTGGTTACTTGGCGAGATTTGCACAAGCTACTGAATGTACTCGGTTTCGTCGGAGTCTTCGATTTCCTTGGCAGTTGCGGCGGGTTTTCGCAGGCCGTCCAGAACGTCTACGGCCATCTTGCGGCGGGCGCGCGCCGAGTGGAAATAGTGGTCTGTAGCCAGCTTTGAGCCCGGCCCGTGGCCTAAGACTTCTTTCAACGTGGGAAGGTCAATATTGGGATTTTCGGCCATCATTGTCGCCGCGGTGTGCCTAAGATCGTACTGGCGGGCATGCTTCAGGGCTGGGAAGCGTTTCGAAGCCGCCAGGCGGGCAGCCATCCAAGCCCGTTTGTAGCTCGACATCGGCCTGGTCGGATCCGGCCGGCCGCCAGCGACGTAAGCCCTTCGCGGCAACAGGTAGTGGCTCGGCTCGTCTGCGCCCTTCTCTTTGGCAATCAACTCGAGTTCTCGCAGCGCCCACATGCAATCGTTCGTCATGGGGATTGTCCGCACCCGCTCGTCTACTTTCGTGCCTTCAATGAAGTGCACCTGCATGCGGTTAAAGTCCACGTCTTTGAGCCTGAGATTCAGAATCTCGTTCGGGCCCGCAGCTGTCTGAGCGCTCACCATGCCGCACAAAAATGCCAGCCTCCATCGCGGCTTACTCTGGCAGACCTGAAACAACCACTTCAGTTCCTCGAGCTCAATCCGGTAGCCAGGGCCGCCCTTTCGAACTCGCAAGGGTTTGTAGTGTTTCGCGATCACGGACCACAGGCCGGCAAACTCGAGGATCTGCTTTAGCTGGTTGACTTCGTGATTGATCAGCCCTGAGCCCGCCGAGACTCTTGAACTGCGATAGGCAACGATGTGGCCGATGTGAATGTCCTTGAGCAGAACGTCGCCAAGGAACAGCACCAGCGAAGTGCGGTAGCCCTTGTGACACTTCTGAGTCTTCGGGCCGATCTCCTGCTGTTTCGCTTCCCACCAGATTGGCCATGCTTGGGCAAAGGTAATCCCGCCTAGGTCGCCGGTCCTGACTATCATTTTCTTTAATTCCAAACAGGCCGGACAGTCAACATGACCCAGCGTGTGCTGAGCGGCGACGGGGAGAGCGCGTTGCATAGTGCCTTCCGGCCAGCGAAGGGAATGTAAAAAGGAAAGTAATTTACAAAATCCGAACGGAAGGCGGGATTATCGCACAGAATCGAATTAACTGAAACGGTTGAGTACTCTAACTTTCGGGTTAGCCGTTCCGCGAATCGTAAAAGTGGGCTAGAAAACTAGCGGCTGGCTTGGACAAGAACTACTACCTTTGTCGCGTCGCCGATGTAGGTTCCGTTCGCGCTGAAGTTCTCGCCGAACTGGCCGTGGCGGTTGCCCTCAATGCGGATCAGTTCTTTGTTCAGCTTCGCGGCAGCGTCGAACCCTTGCGTGGCATTCAATTGCTCGCCGTAGGAAGCAAACCAGACGATCCCGAGAATCACAGCAGTGAAATATGCCCCCACACGGAACGTCCAGGTTAGGAAAGTCTTCACAAACTGCTCGCGCGATTCTCGACGGGGAGCGGCTTGCCGTCCGCAATTACTACGTCAACGCCAGTAGCGACTGGATGCCGATTATCGTCCACCGCATCTTCCACTGTGGCCATGACATCGCCCACCCAGATGGCTCTGTTGAAAGACCACTTCGCCCCGAAAGCATTCTGAAGAACTTTGGGCTCGGTGCTGTCAGGCTTGCGGCCCAGCTTGGCAGTCATATCCGCAACCACGTTTTCGAAGGTCTGCTTGTGCATCGACATCGCAATTGAACTAACGCGACCATTTTTGAAAACTACGTCATCCTCATCAATTCGACCGTCCTCGAGTTGCTTTACATTCACCGCAAAAGAACCCGGTCCGCCGGCACAAATTGCTTTCGTCTTCTCAATCCCGCGCCAATAACCGAAGTCGTCCGCCGTGATCTCGGCTGGAGTTTTCGGCGTTATTAAGCAGTCTTTGAATGTCGAGACCGACTGCCCCAGCGCCAGACCATGAAACTGCAGCGGCTGTTGCGCGAAAGCAGATGAGGCCAGAATCAGCAATGCCAGGAAAGTCTTCATAATGCCTGAATCTTAGCGCGTGGCCCGACTCCCTGATAGGTACCTTCCGTACCCAAAGCTGTGGTTACCCATGAAAAAAGGCCACCCCGTGCAAAGGGAGTGGCCTCGGAGTGCAGCGGGGTAGACTTAGCCGCGTTTCGCTTGCGGAGTGGCAGCGGGCGGCGCGTTCGGATCGGCGGGAGTGTCCTGAACAATCGCGGCGCCGAGGGCGTCCGAAGAGGCTTTCAGGCTGACACCCAGCGCGTTGACTTGGGCTGCGGTCGGGTTGGCAAGCAGCAAGGCTGCCAGGGAGTTAAGGAGGGTCACCGCTGCGGCTTCTGCATCGGTATTGGCGGCGGCTTGGGCTACTAGGGCATCAAATTCTTGGCTCACGTTAGTTCTCCTTTTCGGGGTTTCTAGGCTGCGTTTTTTAACTTCTGCCGTTCACTTTGCCACGCGTTGTAACATGTGCGGCATTTTCGTAGGCCGTGCTTCAATCGGCACGGTATTAGGTTCGTTCCGCTCAGTGGATGGCCTTTGCCGCAAACAGTTCGTCTGGCAAACTTCGCCGCGCTGGCTTCTCCTCTGAGGACGTTGACCTGCCGGGTCACCAGTTCCATGTGGTCAGGATTGGTGCACGTTCGTACTCTGCACAAATGATCCGGCTCTAGCCCTTTCGGGATTTGGCCTACTAATGTTTGGTAAGCTACGCGATGAGCCAAGCAGGTTTTTAGATCCCACCTGAACATCCCATAGCCTTGTTTCGGCATTACGTAAGCAACCCACACCCAGCAAGGCGTTGCTACTAACTGGCTAGCCTGACGCACTTCGACTTTGTTCCAAAAGCGGAGCGGCAGTCTCGTATCGCCGTGGCTTGCCATGTGACTACTTCGGTTGATCTTGCGCGACAGCGGCCGCCAGGGCGTCGCCGGATGCCTTCAGGCTTGCAGTAACAGCCGAAAGATTGCCGGTTTCCGCGAGTGTGGCCAGTGCCTTGATAATGAGATCCAACTTCCGGTTGATCACGTTGAACTGATCTGGATCGATCCGAAGAGAGATCGAGAGTCCGGCCAAATCTTGCGACATCCGTTTACCTCCAGAAGCAAAGCTTAACTATCTGAAACTGCCTCAGTACGCAACACCGTTTCCGCCGTGCGCTTCAATTCCAGTTCTTCCGGGAAGTGATGCCAGTACCACATGGCAAACTCGAGACGTGACGACATTCCCGACTTATCGTTGATTCTCTTGATCGTGTTCTTGATGCAGCAGTAGGTCACGCCGAAATGTTTGGCTATCTCAATGTTAGATACTCCAGTTGCCATCAGACGGGCGATATTGCGCTGGTGGGCAGTGAACTCCCGATTCTCAACGGGAAGCCGATAACTGCGAAAGGATTGGCCTTTCTTCATTTACTTGAGCGCGACAATGAACACGTCGCCCTTCGTTTGCGCCTGCCAGTCAGAACTGAACAGCATGAACTTGCCGTCCTGCGAGACACATCCAATTGCATTCGCAGTCGAGAATAGCGGCGAACTGCCCGTGTTGAAGGTGTGGCAGAAGCGGTAAACCTTTCCTCCCTGAAAGCCCAAGACTTCATGCTGCCAGGTCTGCCAGGTCGTATTCGTGCTTGTCGTCGTGGCGAAGAATGGTGCTTCGTCTGCCGGGCCCACATTGTTCCAAGAAAGATGGGAATCGAGCCGAGGAATGATCTTGACCTTGGGCATGGGCTTGATGAGGTTCACTGGCGCAGTGGGCGCGGTGAAAAGCCGTGAAGAGTACTGTCCGAACGGCACGCCTCCGTTATTCACCCAATGGGAGTAGCCTTCGGTGAAGTGCCCGGCGGTGAAATTGGCCGCTTCAGTCAGTTCAAGCGTTTCGATATTCCAGAAATGTTTGTTCTTTGCCAGCGCGTCGTCAACGATGCCGACCGCAATGACCAGATAGTCTCCGCCCGGCGACAGCTTGATGTTGTGGATGGTGAAGTGATCTTTCGTGACCATCTTGCCGATCGTGCCCCACTGGCCGGTGACGATTCCTGTATGCGTCTCGAATCTTCGCCAGCCCTTTCCGACCCGGTAGATCATGATCGTCGTGCCTGAACCCTGCCCGCCTGCGTTAGAGAGCGCAATAGCGAAGGTTTGCGAGTCCGCCGAGGCGCCGCCGATTGATTGCCAGGCGGTAGGTATATATCCCTGCATGACCGGGGCAAAGTCGTAGACCACTTGGGCGGCCGGCGGAACGATTGGACTCAAGCTAAAGTCGTACTTGTTGATTTTCTGGCCATCGAACTCAAAGAATACGTCGCCAGTCTTGGCAAAGATTCCGCGCCCGCCGCCAGGGATGCCAAAGGTGCCTTGCGGGAAGACTCCCGGAAAAAGAGGGAACGTTTTGAAGTTCACCGGATCGAAGCCCATGATGAACACTCGGTTGCCCTGATCTTCAAACACAAACTTTGTGGAAGCTTTATTCCAGACGTTCATATCTGCACTTCCGCCGATTCCTGCCCCATAAGCGAAGTCTGGATGCTGCGGATTGAAGCCCGGCCCGGTCACGCGAAGGATCTCTGCTTTGAAATCAGGATCCATTGCGCTGGTGCCAATGGTCGGAATGGGCGGAACTTTGGAGATTGGGATGGAATCGAAGTCTGTCCGGGCGGCGAAAGTCATTTTTTCTCCTAAATAATTCTCAGATCACACTGGCCGATGGTCATTGAAATTGGAACTGGCACTCCGTTTGGATCCATTTGCTCAGCGATCGTCAGCTTGTTCGGCGTCTGTTTTGGCGTCGCCGGCTGGGTAATGTTCACCGGATACCGCGTGTACTGTGCGCCGCAGATTGTCAGAGCGACGTGGGTGCAGGTACGAGCCGCGGTGTCGATTGCGAACTCGGCGACGGTGACCAGATTTGAGAGCACGGGCATCGGGATCTTGGTATATTCCCAATCGCTGATGTTGTAATTGAAGTAGCCGACTCGCTTGTTTGCCTGATCGAATTGCCAAGCCATGTTGTAAACGAAGCTCGACCAGTGCAGTTCGTGTTCAAATTCAAGCGCCTGCCAGCCGGCAAGGTTTGCGATTGAATGCTGGCGGATACTCACGAAGCGCGTAGGAGCAACGGCCGGAACGGGCAAGTCTTTGACGAAATAAAAATTGTCGTAAGGGATCACCGGTCTGGCCGTGACGATTGCGCCCGGCGTCCAGGTGCTGGTACCGTGAGGTTTTGGACTGGCGCCGCCCGTATTGCCCACATTCCCCGGCTGGTTCCATCCTGACAGCCCTTCGCTCGGGCTCGACGGATAGAGATGTAGATTGGTATGCGCGATTCCCATCTGATCGAACAGGAAAGCGTCATCAATCGCTCGCTCGATCTCGTCTGTAGCCTGCGTCATGGACGTTTCAATGTCACCGGGATTGACGGCGTTCCGTCGCTCGTCCCATCAAATGACGCCACGAAGTAGCTGTAACTGCCGCCCTTCGCCTTCGCAGTGGTATCGAAATAGCTTGGCGTCGTGGCTGTGGCTAAGAAATGCCACCGTCCCTGCGCTGGACCCGTTTTGAAAACATCGTAAGAATTCACGCCAGGCACCGGATTCCAATTGAGAGACGCGCCTAGAGTTGTAACTGTTCCTGTGAAGTTGCCGGGCGCGGGGGGAGGGCCTTTTTGCTGCGCTGGCGGAATCACAGCTGTAATCTCTGAAGTCTTCACACTCTCGGGCGTGGCTGTGTCGCTCGAGCAGACGTTGGTGGCCTGATAGAAGTACGTCGTACCATCGGTCACCGTCGAGTCAGTGAAGGTAATTCCGGAAATGCCCGTTTTGTAGGGCGTCGAGCCTTCGCCGCCCGCTGTCGTCGCACGATACAGATTCGTGGTTGTAGCAACTGTGCAAGCTGGGCTTTGGGTTCCATTTACCCAGGAGAGATTCACCTGATGAGTTTGCGCCGCGGCCGCGCCCGTCAGAAGGATCGCAATCAGTAAAGCCTTGAATATTTTCATGCTGTCACCTTCGGAATGAATTTGACCTGAGGCACAAAACCGTGGGCTGCCATCCATGCGCCCACTTTGTTGATGGTGTCCTGATCGGTCATGTTCGCCGCGGCAATGGCATTGGCAATGTTCTGCTTGTCATCCGGGCTGAGATTCATCAGCGATTCAATTTTGATGAAGAAATCCACAATGACCGGGCCGCCGGTGATAAGGGCTTCAATTAACGCTGCGATGGTCAACGTGTGCCTCCATTCAAGGCGGGCGCAAGCGGATATTGAGACTGCGCCGGGTTGGATTGCAGTGCGCTGAGGTCAGACAGGATCGCGGACGCCAGATTCAGAAGCGCCTGAATATCGGCGGCGATGGTCTGCTGGGATTTAGGATTCTTTACGCCCAGAGCGCCGGAGTTGATCAGCGCCGTTCCCGAAGTCTGGATCTGGGCGAGTAGGCTTTGGATGGTCGTGTAGTCGCCCGCGCTCAGGACTGTGCCCTTTGCCAGAATGGCGGTGATTTGCTCGTGAATGCTGGCAATCTGGCCGGTCCATGCGATTACAGGCTTCATGGTTTCGGCAGAGACGAGCCCGCTTGTAACTACAGCTTCGGCGCCTTGTTCGACGGAGTTATCGACCTGGGCGAATAGAGCGTTGTCAGTAGTAGCTCTTTCCATGGGCGAAACTGTTCCTGATTTATGGATGCATCCGACCGTCAGCACGAGAAACAGCAGCAGCGTTGTAAGCTTCATTTTTTAGGCTCCTCTGGAAGCAGGATTGGACGTGGCGCTTTCTCAAGTGGAAGGAATGAGGCGGCGCGCGCGGGAAGATTCATTGGGGCAGGAACTTCTGCCGCGACTGCTTTCTCTGTCGAAACTTCCACCTGAGCAGCTGTGGAATGAGTGGTCGAATCTTTGGCAGCCAGCAGTCCGGCACCAATGACCGTAATCGCGGTTGTAACCAGCACGTTGCGCCAATCAACCGGCTCGTGTTTTCCCCAAGCGTAAAGCGCAGTCACGAAGACAGGCACGTTCAGAAGCAACGCAACCAGGCCGGTCAGGGTCGTTTTCCAGTTCGTCAAAAGAGTGCTCACGTTAAAGCCTCTTTTTCAGCCTCGCGAGATTGGTCCACTTCTCTCTGCTTGCGGTCGTGATCGTCAGACAATTTCCTCGCATCGACTGCGTTGGCTTCGTCCTTGTCCGCATTGGTCATCCCGGCAATTCGTTCTAGGGCCACGGCTACCTGCCGCAATGCGAGACCATGATCGCTGTTGACCAGCACATGAACGGCCTCCAGTTTCCTGTTGTTCGCATCCAGTTTCCTGTTGGATTCTTCCACTTGTCTCTTGTTCCGAACGGCTGCGATCAACTGAATCGTGGTCAGTATGGCTACGCTTATCGGGGTGAACAGGGCCACCCAAGCACTCACTACGGACTGATCCGGAGGCACCACTTCAGAAGTGCCTCCCTAAATTTTGACGATGGTGCTGAGAGCCCAGAAACACAGGCCCCAAGCGATGAGCCTGCCCGACCATGGCCAGGGGGTATGCGGTTCACCGCGGCCAAAGAAATCACCAACTCCGGCCAGAAAAAACAGCACGCAAGCTAGAACGATCAGGATCAAATGAAACGAAGCCTCCATGGTTGCCTCCCCTCAGAGTCTTGCGAACCATTGACACACGCCTGCTGTAACTATCTGAAACTGCCCATAACCGCAAGATTTTTCAGGAATTGGCGTGCGCGTCGTACATCCACTGCGGATCGTAGTTGCCCGGTCCGCGCGAGAGATGCAGAGAGAACTGTTCTCCAACTAAACGACTGCCATGCTTGGCAAATCGCGGATCGTCAAACAGATAAATTCCTACTGAGCCGAGAGCCCAGCCAAACATTAAATCGTCAGCTTCGTGCCGGATTGGAGAATCAATAATTATCCGCATGGCATGCGCTGTCAGCCAGGATCCTGCTCCCCCGGATGCGTAATTCCAGCGGCCCTTATCGTCTGGCAGCGAACTGCAAAATCCGCCTTGCCAGCCATGCGTTCCTCCACCGTTCCCAGCGTAGTGAATCAGGCGCTCGTCAGCTTGCCAGAGTCCGGCATGGTAGAGTTTCGGCACGTCCACATAAGTATCCCGTCCGACATGCATGACGTGGGTGTAGCCTCTTTCAAGCGCCCACTCGAACGTTGCCAGAGCTTTATCGGTCAGCCCGTAATAAGAATCATCACAGCCGAGACTAACTTCGTCATCCGTGGCCGCGCCTTTGCCCATAAAGAATTTGTAGTCTGCCAGGCCTTGACGGTTTGTCGCCCAGGTCTGCCGGACTGCTTCGTGGGTGTCGCGGTCGCGGGCACAGGAGACGATGGCGACGAGGAGCTTAGGTGAGTTCAACTTCTCCCCCCATAAGGTGATAGCGATCTATGCCACGGCGTTTCAGGCAGATTCTTCCCGGCTGGCGAGCCCGCGCTCTGTACTTGTGATACTCCACGCTTGACCAGTCGGTCGTACCGTGAAGTTCGTTGATGTTCACGCCTTCGACCCAAGCGACTTTAAAGCCTGCCCGCTTCAGGTCGATATAGAACGCTCCATGCTCGCCGCCGCCAATCTTTACGTCTTCGTCCCACTTGATTTCATTGAAGACTTCCCGCCGGATGAGAGAATAATTCACGGTCAGATCGGTGACATAATAGCGGGAATTGTGGACGACGCCGCGCCCGTACTGGTCTTGGTAGACGCCTTTGCGCTCGATGCATTCCGAGCCCTTGAGTTCGAGAGTCGCTTCATAGGGATTGCCGTTTACTCGTCCTGAGGCAACCGCTATCTGCGGATCTTGATCCAAAATTTCTACCATCTTCAGCACGCCTTCCGCCGCCGCCGAATCTTCGAAGTTGAAATCGTCTGACGCAATCAAAACATAAGGCCGGTCACAGGCTCGTACTCCGTCATTCGCTTTTGCCCCAAATCCGGAATCAAACGGCATCCATCGGCAAATGTGTCCAAGGCGACGAAGTTTCGCATACCAGGAGATTTTGAAATTCGATTCCCGCCCGTCATCAACAATGACAATCTTCGCGCTCGGTAGATTCTTCTGCAGGCCTTCGATCGTGCGCAGTAAGTAGCCGTCGCGCAGAAAGGTTTTCACCAGCACGCAGACTTTTGCGAACGGGCCGTCCGGTAAAAGACAATCATCGCCGGAGGTCAGAGTTAGCCATTCTTTATGCGTCTGCCTCATCTTCTCGGGATTGAATTCGCAAGCTGAAATAACTGTGTTTCCTTTTCGCGGCCCTTCGGTATGAGACACAGCACAGCGGGTTGAATTGATGACCACGTAACGATAATCAGCCGCGCACTCTATTCCCGCGGCGAGAAGACTGTTTCCCACCCAGCGATCTTCTGCCGGATCGTCCGTCAGCGGTGCGTCAATCAAAGCTTTCATGGCGAAGTTCGACAGCCAGTAGCAGAATCCTGAAGCATACGGCGCCGACTGTCCGCCCGATGGCCCGCGTTTCCGTCCAACGTAGTTACCCAACTTGGCAAATTCTGAAGCCAGAAGCCTGTCCGGTTGCACGTAAACGTCATCATCACATTTGCAGAGATAGCTATACCCATGCGCCAGAGCCCAGCGTGCGATTGCTTTCGTCTTTGCCGGCAGTCCGCGGTAGGAGTCATCTACATCGAGCACGATTTCATCCGGCTGAAGTGTCGCATGCTGCCCGCGCCCGAGAAAGAATTTGCAATCCATTTCCCGAGGCACCAGAGGCAGCCAAGTTTCGCGAATCGCCTGACGCCTTGCCGCCAGCGCGTGGCAACTGACAATGCATAAAATCAATCTCACGATAGTGCCACCACCTGGCTAAGAATGCATTCGACCGAAGTCAGCGCAGGAATTGAGCCGCCGCCCGTCAGCGTTGTGCTGTTTCCCGAGATGTACCCGCCAATCACTCCAGGCACATTGGTCGGAGTGGAGAAATTCTGGATGGAGGCAACCCCGCCCGCGCCATCGAACCAGACTGCAATGTAGTAGTCATGAATCATGTCTATGGCGAGCGCAATCGAGTCGGAGAAAACTTCCGCGGCTGGCAGTGAGACGGTAGAAATCCCGGAGAAGGTTACGGCCGTCGAGTCGATGATCGTGGCGCTATCTTTCAAGGTTCGATAAACCACAGCCGCGCCTAGAAGCCCAGTTGCTGCACCCGAAACGATTGAGAACTTCCAGGTAGTCGGATTCAGGACGAGAAGTCTTGACGCAAGTTTTCCAAAAACCGTGAAATTGCCAGGAGTGCCGTAATTGTTGGCGCCGGTAAACGCGGGAATCAGAACCACGTTCGTCAGTGGTGACGCTCCTCCACCGCCGCCCGCCGGAGTCTGCCACGCAATTGCGCCAGTAACGACGGTTGGCACCTGACCGGCAGAACCAATTCCTAAGCGCGTCGGTGTGCCTGAAGTTCCGCCGACAATCAAATCTCCGGGCGTCGTCATAGGATTGCTAAGAGACGCAGAGGGAGTTGAGAACACTCCGGTGCCGTCAAGAAACTGGCTGGCATCGTTCGGAGGAGTAGGTACTGCTCCAGGCGCGGTTGCCGTGCAAGGATCTACATAGGCAGAGACATCGCGAACCACTGCGGGGTTAACGTCCGGAGTAGCTGCCTGCCATTTGACTCCGGCCTTGCCTGAAGGAATTGCTGGCGAAGTGTCGTTATAATTTTTCGGATTGTTCGCCATTTAGACCCCGTTAATCTGATCCGCGCCATCTCCAGGAATATCCGCTGGCGTTGTAGCTGCATCTGTAGGCGCCGCCGTGCTCGAAGAATTTGCCGCCGTCGCCGAAGTGGTCTCATTGACCTGCGTCGTTGTCGCGCAAACCAGACTTGCCGCCGTTGAACTCAAGACTTTGATGGTCACATTGTTTCCGGCATTCGAGAATCCGGCGATGGTGAAACTCAGCCCAGCGTACTCATTATTTGCCCCGCCTTGGATCGTGCCCAGGTAAGTCGTGGTCGAGCCGTTGACGATTACCTGCGTCAGCGTGAAACTGCCGAACGAAACTTGCTGTTGTCTCATAGCCAGAATCGTCACGCGAATAGTCGCAAAGCCTGTGCCTTGCTCCGTGATCGGCCCACCATCCACCAGGTTGTAAACTTTCACACTGCAAACCCCGTTCGAATTATTGATCGACGCGCTGAGAATCGCCGGGCGCATGGTATGCCCTGAACTGGTTGGCGTGGTGTCCGACCATTCCCAGAAGTAAGCCAGTTCAGAACGGGCGTAGGTATAGCCATCAATCGCGCTGACAGGAAGTGAAAGCGAATCTCCGTCACCTTTGGTGAACGGGCCGAAAACTTCTGGCGATAGCGCGGCTTCGTTGCAGTTCAGACTGAGTTGGGCAATGTCTGAAGCTTTCAGTACTTCTCCGGGCATGAAATCGTAAATATCCAGATCGGTGAAATCATCGGAGAGCGGGAAGCGCGACGAAGGCGACCAGGCCACCAGCGCAATGAATCTTCCGGTATGGTTTAAAAAGTCTGTGTCATCAATACCCATTTGAAAACGTGTAGCGCCGGATGGCACGGTCAGGACCGCAGAAGAACCCACGCCCACCACTTGAATTACTTCACCGTTATCGTCCGTGAAAGCCCCGAGCAATCCCGGCTTGCCGATAGTTGTGCCGCCAGTCTGTAATACGTCAGGGTTGGGAGGTCCGGCTGTTCCGGGGATTCCGTCAGGACCGCCCGTAAAGCCAGAGCCGACCGTGTAGGTGACCGAGCCTACGGCAGTCACTGTGACCGTGTCTCCGGCTTGTAAAGCCACCGGTAAAACTACCGGCAGGGTGGATAGCGGCTGAGTTGGATAATTGGTGTCGTTCGGGAAGCTTGGGTTAAATCCTATGACCGGAAACGCTGTGTACTTCCACGGTGCTGTAGTGCCAGGCACGACCAGCCGGTTTAAAGGCCTTTGGCAAAGTGCGACTACCGAGATCCGGCCGAAAGTCGATTCATTGGTCAGGCCGGAATTGAACATGCTCACATTCAAAGTCACGGCGCCGGTCCCATTGATGGCAAGCTGCATGGGCCCGAGCTGCCCAAGTGATACGGCTGGCTGAGAGAATCTAGTTCCTAAACACGTCCAGCGCCACGAAGGCAGAAACACAACCGTGCTGTAGTCGTAAACGAATCCATCGACCGGGGAAACGGGTTCAGGAATGGTGTCGCCGGTTACGAATTCTCCCATGTAGATTGCTTCGGTAGAGACCACGCCGAATTTGGCGTTGTGGTTCAGCGCTTGTGCCCGGTCCTCCGACCATGCCGCATCAGTTGCCAGTTCAGGTTGGACGATAGGATCGAAACTCGGAATCGCGTCCATCACCAGTTCGGTCTTCAGTCTTTGAGCGATAGTGAAGACCAGCAACTGGCCATCGTTCGAGATGTTTGACTTGGGCGGATTGGCGGAGGTTCGGTAGTGTTCTTCACACGACACTAAGCCTGTGTTCTGATCGACCAGCCATGCTGCATACCAGAGCGAATCCGGTCCGGTGATCCAGCCTGACGATTGATTGTCGGTGTTGTAAAGCGCCCAGACATAAGTAAGTTCTTCGCGCGCGTAGTTGTATTCATCGACCGGGGAGACGGGCAGGGTCACAGAATCGCCATCGATGTAGATGCCCTGAAAGACTTCCAGCCGGACCATGCCAAAGGCCGCATTCGAGGCAATCTTCGCCACTTCGAGACCGAGCGCAAGCCTCTCGGCTTCGAGGTTCACGTCCGGGAGGTCGGAGAATCCCGGTATCGAATTGAGAACCAGATTGCTCATCGCATTTACTTAGCCCAGCACGTTGCCCGCGTCGCCGTTCGAATATTCGGCGCTGTCGTTCGAGAAGAATTCGTACTTGGCTTTGTCGCCCGCGCTCACTGTCGTGTAATCGCCTTCGCCGGTCGGCGCGATCTTGAAGAATCCGAAGGTTGAGAGATAGCTGGCATCGAGCATGGAATATGTGACTGTGCCGGTGGTGAAGTGAACGGCTTTCGAGATAATTTCGAACAGCTTGTTGGTGATGCCCATGACGCCGTTCTTGCGGTCAGGGATTTTATCGTGCGTCACACTGACGATATCGCCGGGCTCGAGTAGTACGGAATTCCACAGCGAGTCTGCGGCGTTTGAATCGATGAGAAGAGTTTTCAGCCCGTAGCGTAGAAATATTAGACGGGAAATAAGTTTCGAAATGAAGAAGCCCTGAAACGCTGAGCGCAGGCCGTCCGCCTGAATTACGGTCTCCCCATAAACTCCGTAAAGCGAAACGGACGGCCCATACTCCTCTGTGTCTTGCGACAAATAATTGCCACTTCCACCAGAGTCTCTATCGTCTTTGTCGAATTGAAATTGAACCGTATTGATCATGTCCCTGGAAGCATTCGAGCTGATTTGATCGGCCGAGGGAATCGAGGTCCAAACGCTGGGATTGAAGTTGAACACCGCGACGGGGCCGGCGAGCGGGTAGAAGAAGTTGACGGTCACCTGACCCTTCGAGTTTATCCATGCATAGCCTCCGAGTGGTTTCATGATTTGCGCTGTGATGAAATCGAGCGCCGCCGGAGATTGGCTCACTTCGTAAATAAACTGGATTCCGGCAAAGGGCCCGTCGCGGTAAGCTTCGATCTTGGCGGAATCGACCAGTGGGGAATCGAGCCCGACCTCGGTTAACAGAATGTTGAGCAGGATATCCAGCGGATGAGCGTTTAAGGTCAGAGGATTATCGCTCGAGGGGGCATTTTTGCCGTCATTCCCCAAGGGAAAGATAACTTTGGCCAGCACGTCGGAGATGTCGAGCAGGTTGAAGTAGTAGTCAAGGTTCGAATTGATCGAAGACACCGAATCGACCAGCCCGTTGAACAGCACGGCAAAGTCCGCGTAGTCCATTCCCGGAAAGCCCGTCTTGATCGTGACTGCTTTGCCTTCGAAGGTGAAGCTAGGGAAATCTCCAGTGATGAGTTGCCCGCGATCTTGCACGGAGAAGCCAAAGGAAATCTGGTCGGCGCCGCCGTCTACGTCTTCAATGGTTACACTCATGTCATCGATTGCGCCTAGCCAGGGGGCATTACCGTAACCGGAATCATTTGAGAACACACGCCCATAGCCTGCAATCTCGACGGTGTAAATGATCTTCCCGGCGGTGAAAGCTTGTAAGGCTGTCGCGTAATTGGGCGGAACTGCGATCAAGAGAAGTGCTCAGATCCGCCGACATAGGTCCGCATCTTGAAAGTGAAGCTGTAGTTTTGCAGAGAATTCCATTTGGGCGTCCAGTCGGTATTTTCGAGAGTGTATTCAGTCGAAGTTGATTCGTCGGTTGAATCCGGATAATAGGTAAATTGATTTCCCGCCAGAGTCCAGGCCATGAAATCGCGCCAGCTGGCCATATCGGATTCTGGAACATTTTCAAACGAAAGTACGGTCATCACATCGATCCGCTCGAGCACTGACTGCTTCAGCCCGGTACTGGTAATCGAATCGTGGCGCGTAGCCTCGAGCGGAGCGAATGGCGTTTTCTTGGTCGGCGGGATCGCGGGCGTGAAATCGACAATACCCAATCCGGCATTGTAGGCAAAGCGCGGCGTGATTCCGACACTCATTGAGACCTCTTAGTAACCCGCATCGAGTTCGAAGATGTCAGATTGGATTTCCCGCTTTTTACCCGCTGATTGATCTGGCTGATGACTTTGTTCAAATTGTCCGGCGAGATCAGTCCGGCAACGTGAACGTGAATATCTCCACCGCCTGAACCTCCAGCTTTCGCTATGGCTGCAGCAATTTGTTGCATGGCGGAAGAATCGTTAAGCGGCAGGATGGCTTCTTTCTGCGCGCCGCCGCCAGGAGCATCACCCACGATTGCCAGAGTTGGACCGCTAACTAATCCGCCACCGGCCACCTTCTGAACATTTACGACCTGCACTGAACTTTGCGCTGTAGTAGCTGTGGCGGGACTAGATTGCGCTGCCGCGCCACCGGTTGACGATCCACCCGAAGACGATGCGCCGCCACCGCCCGAACCCATGCTACCTACCATGTGGCCAGCCACCGCGGATGCTCCTCCAAGCAATCCCCACTCAGCAGCAGAGGCAAAATGGCTAGCCGCACTGACTGGATCATCGATCGCGTTGGCATAACCTTCGGCTAGTTGCTCAATAGCTTTCGAGATTGCCCATTCAGACAGCGCTTCGAGTTCCCGCCCAATCATCTTCTCGACGGCTTGAGCCATCGAATCAGACCCAGAAGCATAGTCACCGACCATGTCTTCGAAGGCAACGCCTCCCGCAGCCCAGCTTGCTTGCAGTTTGCTATTCCCGTCTTGTACGGACTGCACGTAGGTCTTGTCCGCATGCGTCATCTTTTCGTAATTTTTGACGGTTGAGTTGGCCTCACCGTTTTGGCGCTTCAATACCTGCTCTTGCTTCTCGAGCGCCGCGGTGCCAATTCCGAGCGCTTTATCATAGGCAATCTCGGCTTCAATCGCAGAAATCTGCGCATCGCGGAACTGGTGGATGTTGAGTCCGGCGGTCGTGTAGGCGCCCTTTAGTGTTTCGACAGCCGCTTTTTGCGCGTCCATCTTGTTACGAAGATCGAGCGTTTCAATGCCCGTTGTTTTCATGGCCGCGGCGATTTTCAGCATTTCCTGCGCAGCCGGCGATAGCTTGATCGCGATCTGCTGAATCTCATCAGCCGCTTTTGAAACTCCAAACCCTAGTTCCCGATAGGCCAGATTTGCGGCGCTGATGATTTCGCCTTGAGCGGCCAGTGCTTTGTCTTCGGCGGCTTCTTGTTCGATCAGTCTCTTGACTTCCGCAGTCAGAGCGGCGTTAGCGTTCAGCCGGGCCAGCGTGGCCTGCTCTGCTGCTGTCTTGGCTACCTGCTGGGCATGGGCCAGATTGTTGGTCTCTTCGGCGACTTTGGCGATAGCGGGCGCCGCGATTCCATTGTCATCGGTCATCTTCGCGATGGCCTGAGAAAATGTGAGCGAGCCGGTGACGACGCCTTTCAATGCGTCAATGTAGATTCCCGCTTCCTGCTTTAGTGATTGCCAGTAGGTAATCGCTGATTGCTCTTTCGCCAGATCGTCCGCAGCCTTTTTTGCATTTTGCAGGGCAACAGTCTGTTCCTCGTATGCCTCTTTCGCGTCATTCGAAGCCTTGACCGCTTTTACTAGAGCATCTTGGGCGAGCTGGTAGTGAGATTTGCCGAACTCTTCGACAGCAGTCTTTGCAGTTTGATATTGAGAGTTCAAATCTACGATGGCTTTGTTTAAAGCAATCGCGGCATCCATGGTCTCTTTGGCCGCGCCCGCTCCGTAGAGCACCGCAGCCGCGAATTCACTGACCTTTTCCGTGATCTCAACGAACGCGACAGCCAGAAATCCAACCGCCGTGACTGCGAAAGCAGCATTGAGCGCTTGGCCTACGCCCGGCAGTTCCGCTAAGAATCCAGCAACGTGTCGCGGCAGTCGGACGCCAATGGCCTCGCCCAGCAACATAACTTCGCCGCGCGCCTCACGCGCATTGACTTTTACGGGGACGAAAGATTCCGGCACCATAGGCGACACGGGCGGAATCTTGTTCATCTCCTGCCCGAGCAGTTCCGCCTGCTGGCCCGTCCCGGCAATTGCTGCTGTCGCCGTTCCCTGAGTCGCTTCGACTACCGCAGCCGTCTGCGCCGCACTGGTGCGCACGTTGGCAAAGCTTTGATCAAGCTTGGAGGTGTCTCCGAAGAAAGTTAAGACGGCGTCCCCAACGCTGATTCCGTCAGCCACGTTTAACCTCCTTCACTCGAATATGGTGACGGGCAAAGAACTCAGAATTCGAGCTCTTGCGCAGCGGCGGCCGCTCAACTGGAGGGCTGAAAGTTCTCTGAAGTCGTTTTGTGCGCGCTTCGAACATGAGCTGCAGCTTCTCTTCCGTCCATTGAGAATTGATGTATTCCGGCGTCAATTTCCATTCAAACAGCGCCACTTCGAACACTTCAGATACTGTTATCGGGTCGGACGGATGACCTTCAACATCAGTGCCAGTGGCCCCACAAAAGGGAAAGCAACCGCCAGTAACTCATTCCAAGCAGTAATAAGCTGCTCCTCGGTTGCCTCAGCTACGATTGTTTCTTTCGGCAGATCTGGCCCGTAGGCGAGAATCAGCGCCAGCATCTTGTCAGGGAATTGGAGCAGCATCTGCGCCAGGCCTTGCGAGACCGCGCCGCCGCCCACAATGCTGCTTTGGAAGGTCTCGGCGAGTGGTGCCATGGTGTCGTTCAATTGCTCACGCCATTCCCTAGCTGCACCCAGTCTCAAAGGCTGCACTTTGTACTTGGTCTGCCCGAAAGTCATTTCAATCGGCGCCATTAGCAACTTTTGCTCATCGCTTCTTGCCATACATCCTCTTGTGCGGAGTCCGCACGGGGTCTAATTTCGAGAATTGACTCAGGCCATGACGTTTGAGCCACAGCCTGAGTTTCGGTTGCCTAGCTGGCGACTGCGGTCAAATCCCAGATATCGAAAAGATGCTGTCCTGAGATCTTTCGCGCTTCAAACTGCACCGGGATCACTACTTTGTCCTTGCGCTGGATCTTCATGCTCACCGCCGTCGTGGTAATGGCTTTGTAGACGATGATCAGCCGTGTCTTATCGGTGCCCGGCGCCGGAGCTTCCACGCCTACCATGGTGTAGCCGAGCGGTTGCGATCCGGCGTTGAGGTTGATATCACCCAGAGTGGCAGAATGATCGACCAGAGTTGAGGCCGAAATTCCGTTCTTCAGATTGGCCAGAGTGACTTCGGCGAGCTTCGCGGCCAGATGAAACTTCTCGGTCGTGAGCACGTCGAGTACAGGGCTGGCTTCTTCGTCCACCATGATTTCTTTGATGGAAGGCGTGTAGACCAGATCGATTCCGTCATCCGTGTAACCGACTGGGCTCCACGAAGTCCACACAACCGGGAATTCCCCGGTCATATCAAGAATGGGTAAGGCCGTACCAAGTGGGGCAACGTAGAGTTTCCCCGAGCCGGCCACAATTTGAGTTGCATCAGGTTCAGACATTGTGAATCTCCTTTTGACCGGCTAGGCCGGAATTTTAAGAATTAAAGTTTTCATTGTCCTAAGAACTCAATTACGACGTCAGCTTGATACACCGCTGTTCCGATGGTGCCTGTCAATGTCGTCAAAAAACCCATCGCTGAGGGAGCTGTAGCAGTGCCCGCAAAAGTGGAAGAAATCGCTCCGTTTGATACCACTGACACTGAGTTCACCAAGCCAGGAGAAGCTGAGCCCAAAGCGTTCCCGCCTCTAAAAGTCGGCGTTATCGTCATCGAGGATCCGCCCGCGCCGATGGTGACAACGGAAAGTATCGCAGTGAGACGATAACGACCAATGACGGGCGGCGTGAAAAGGGTTTCATTGCTTACATTGGAGGTCGTAATGCTGCCGACGAGGAAGCGGGCCACAGTAACCGGGCCGTTCGCAATGAAGTTTGCCTTTCCCGCGCCGTCAATCACAGCCTTGAAAACGGAAACGGAACTAGCCGTTAGTGTTGGTGCCGGAGCAATACCTGTCGGAACAATAGCCGCAGGCCAAACAAACGTCCGCCCTCCAGTGGCGTCTTGGGTGATGATGAAGGTGATTTCCTGCCCTGCCGCTGCCACTGCGTTAGCGAAAGATGACGACGTGACATTGCCGGTCAAAGTCATGGTGATGACGTTGCCGAGCGAGAGATCAATTGACAGGCTCGCCCCGGTCACATTCCCCATGGCATTGATGCCGGACGTGATCGACTTGGTTACGGCGACGGTCGGACCTGAAAGCGTACCGGTGAATGCAGGGCTTGCTTTCGGAAGGAACAACGCTTCCGCCGCTAGTGCTCGCGCCTTCTCAACTGCGACTGCAGCATCGTCATAAGCGGTGCTTGCAATTTGCGTCGTGCCGGTAAGCGGGGTCGCGGTCGGCGCGGTCGGAGTTCCGGTGAGCCCAGGAGAAGCAAGCGGCGCCCGAGTTGTGTCTGTCGGGTGAACGTGATCAGCGCGGGCATATCGCGTGCTGGTTCCGACCGTGCCAGTCCCATCCACGATAGGAGTTGCACTCGCAGCCTGACCCAAGACGAATGCTGTTGACGCCGCGTCGGTCGTGTTTGTATCGACCGCTTTCGTTGAAACTTGTACCTTGAATGCCGTCCCCCCATTCCCAGCGCCGGTTAAATCAAGAGTCGCCTGCCCGCTCGATCCGAAATGATTGAAACTCAGGGTGCTCGTCGGGTTAGATCCGGTAGCGAACTTGTGAATCAACTCCCAAGTTTCTTGCTGGGAGACCGCCCCATCCCAATAAAACCCGACAAAAGAAAAGGCGGGGGCTGCGCAGTTCTGTGAACTTGTGGCAGGGTTGTTATTCCTAAAAATTATGAAATTGCTTTTGCCCGCTGGGCCTTGCAGGCTGACGATCAGGCCTGTAGATGTTGGACTGCCATCGCTCCATTGCGCACTGAGATCCAACGTGCCCTGTACTGATTGTGTGCCATCCCAAAACTGTCCAATGAATCTAAGGATGCCTGGATTCTGCGCCTGCACTAACGTAGCTGGCGTGAGGTTTTCAATTATTAGAGACGCAGGTTGTGGATGAATCCCGCCAAGGTTGTCTTGATCAAATGTTGCTAGCCCAGTGAACAGAGGCGTCAGTTTCGGCGCGAGTAAAGCCTCAGCAGTAGTGGCTCTCGAGATCTCACCAGAAATTGCTGTGGCATTCGTGGTATCTGCCGCCGCTCGTGCGCTTGCTTCTGTAGTGACTGAGGTTACAATTGTCCCTTCCGCTACCAGCCGGGCCGATACTTCTGCCGCCAGATCATTTTCGATTCCGCCTTCTACTGATTCCGCCCGGCCCGTCTCTGAGGCAATCGTTGTGGCTAGATTAGAAAGATCCGTAACCAGCCCCGTCACATCTGATTCCGCTATCGGTAGAGACAAGCCTCCCGCAGCAACTTCTTTCATTTGAAGCGCTATGCCGTCCCACACATACCAGCCGGAATTCTCTTTCACGAAGAATAGATCGCCATCAGTCGCACTCGAACTCGGAAGGTCCGCAAGCAATGACACGACAAAATATTTCACGCTCACAGATAGCCTCCGAACAGAACTGCCGACCCGCTAGAAATAATCGGCACGCCCGCGAATGGCAAAGCCGTGAGTTTCAAAGCAAACGCATTGATGACTGTCGCCCAGCCGGAATCAGGGTCGGTGACATCTTGTCCAACGGCTTCTTCGACGCAGGAAATCAATCTGCCATCGTCGCCAAAGTCGATATCGTTCAGACCATGGAGCGCGGCAAAGACTGAGCTGTAGAGTTGTCTGGCCTGCACAAACTGATTCACGCCTGCCCAGCAAGTGACTTGCACGCTGGGATACTGAAGAGGTAATTCCGAGTGAGAGGTTCCACCTTTCACTGAAATTGTGATTCCGCCCACGTTCGTCGGGTCGAACTTCTCCGGCAGAACGCCGCCGAAGATATTGCCAACGACCAGCGAGGTCACGCCGCTATTGGCCAGCAGGAGTCCACGCACGATTTTGACTGGATCCGACATACTATGAAACTCGAAAACTATTTAATCCGTGCCTTGATCCGCTCCTGCAATCCCTTGATCTTCAAAACAAATGCCGGATACAGATACGGCTGCGCTGCCATCTTGCTGGTTCCAACTTCCAAATATCCGCCATAGCCTGACGTGGTAAAAAGTTCCGCATGTACTCCGTCCGGCCCGTCTACCACCGAGACATCGATTGACCGCCGGTTCGTTCCTGTGCCGCCCGGCCGCTGCCGTTTCAGCGCTTCGTTATGCGCCAGTCCGATTTCTGTCACAGGAGAATTGCGGGCCGCTTCCGGCTTGATGTCCAATTCGAACGTGTCTTGCGTTTCGGCAAACACTGCCCGCTTGACTGTGAGCAGCGCCTGCGGATTGAATCTGACTTCCATCGTGCTCATGGAATCACCTGCTCGACTGATATTTCGAGATGATGTCCTAGCAAACTCGGATCGTTCACTCCGAGGATGTTGAATAGCTGCGGGCCCACCTGGATCCAGTTGTGCGGCGTCAGCGAAAACGGAACGCCGGAATCGTCTTCAGTCGGAGGTCTCATAAATACCGTGAAGGTGTTCTTTGAAAACTCTTTTCCAATCTTCCATTCCCGGCCCAGCGTTGTTACTGTGCTTACCCGACACGGCCATGCCGAAATCTTCGTTCTCAAATCCTGTGGCGGCTGCCCGTAAACGTCGTCTCCTCCAGAGCCGTACTGAACCTTCTCCAAGATGTCGCACACCGAAATCAACAGCAGATCGAAATCGTCAGGCATTAGGCTGCCCTATTCATTTCTGCGAGTCTTTCCTCGTCGGCCATAATTAAGCGCATCGCTTCAATAGTCGCGGCGCGAAAGCGGTTGGCTTGCATCTGCGCTCGCATCTCTTCGAGTGTCCTGTTGGATCGAAGGCGATTCGCGCGATTGGAGATGACCCTCACATTTCCTTTTACATAGCCACGCTCAGGCCGGATACGATCCACGCTCGGGGAATTGTCTTCCGGACCTTTGCCGCGTGCGAACTCAAGCTTTAGCCCAAGAATCGGACAAGAGTCTGGGACAACTAAATCAGCGTCCGTAATGTCGAATGGCAAGTTCATTTTCTTGGCTCGAATCTTCGCGTTCATCATCGCCACGTACATCGGACGGCGCTTCAACAATTCATCGTGTGCTTTCTTCCTCCTCTCGCGGCTGTCGGGCTGTGATGCCCAATATTTTTTAGCTCTTTCTCTTTCGCGTTCTCGATTGCCAGGTTTGTTGTACCAACGCTCGACCGCTTCGCGGTGCTTGTCTTGATTCTCGGGCTTCGACATCCAGCGCTTAGATGTTGCACGCATCTTGTCCCGATTTTCAGGTATTGCATACCAGCGCCTTGATGCTTCCCGCTGTCTTAGTTTTCGCTCTTCAGGGCTCATATGTTTTTCACGGATTATGTCTAAGCACCCAGTTTCTAATAATCACGAGCGCGTTTAAATCCGACTCGTCCGACTCGACGATTGCCCAGGCTGGCGTGTTGTAGTACAGATCTCTGAAAGCGTCAGCGGCGGCTTGTAAAGCTGTAACTTTGTTTCGCCCGCTCGAGTCCATGAAGTCGCCAATGCGAATTTCTTGCAGCGTGGCGCCGAACTTTGAGGACAGTGCGTCCATGGCCATCGAGGCCGAGAAAAAGTATTCCGAGCCCGGCCCGTTCACTCCTGCCAGAGTATTGAACAGAGTGATTTCGTCATCCGTAAACAGCGTGGATGTTTGGTCACCGATCAGAGTTCTTACTGCTGTGATGTCATCCATGGTCAGCTCTCAAACTGAAAGTTATCCGTGAGCGGGGCACCTTCGAAAACCCGCCCACGGATTTCCCCTGGGGAAGGACTGACTTAGGACGTCGCCGCTTGAGCATAGGCATAACGCGGATCGGTCTGCGTTCCGCCCATGATGTCGCGCACACGCCACTGAATCGAATCGGAATCGAAGTCACCTTCGAGCGGGCTGATCGGCGCACCACCCAGGGAAATCTTGTCCGACATTTTCTGAACCACTTCCGGACCTTCGTGGCCCTTCAGGAAGTTCATTTTGACCGCGTCGCCGTCCGCCGGATCTCCGAACACGTACCAGCTCGTGGTGCCATGGGTCGTATCGATGATGTCCAGCCACGGATTGGTGTGCTGGGTGATCGGGTATTTGGCGATTACGTTCTCGCTGGTCTGGGTTCCGGCCAAAGAAGTCGAACCGAGCGCGGTTGCGATCAGCAAATTCTGGCTGAGTACCTGCATCGCCTTGTATTCCAAAGCGACCGGGGTGACCAGATGCACGCGGTCAATGATGATCGGGTTGCCGTCGAAGTCCTTCTGCGACCGCATGGCCGTGATGGTCGTAGCCAGGTTGTCGCCGGTGAAGGTCAGCGTGCCCTTGTTCGCGAATGAGCCGCCATCGATCGGATGCGTTCCGCTGGTATTGAACAACGTCGAATTCGGGCCGCCCGAACCAACGAATAAGCTCGTCGCCTGGAAGGCTTCAGTATTGGTCGCCGACAAAACCAGATCAGCGGCTACATCCGAAAATGCGCCCAGATCGTCGTTGATGATGGTTTCCCACGACAGCCCGAACTTGCGTCCGAACTTTTGCAGGTTAATGGTGAACTTTCCGTCTTTCAGCGCCGAGGCTTTGTATTCACCGAGCTCTTTGACCACCGCCAATGTGGCGCGGTTGCCATAAGTCGCCATGTCCCATGCCGTGCGGAAATCGTTCTGGGTGCCGACTTTGATGTACTGGCGCCAGTCGGGCTTTGCCAACTGGTACTTCATGCGCAGCGTCCGCTCGAGCACGGTGCCGAACAGGGTGGGAAAATCAGAAGTGGTTTCCGCTTCTTTCATCAGGAAACGGCGCTGGTTCGCCGAGTAACCTTTGGCGTTGCCGCACAGGTCCATGAAGCGGGAAAGTTTTTCATCGAAGTGGGCGATCTTTTTTGCTCTTTGGCCGAGACTGGAACCAAAGTCCTCGCCTTCCTTCAGCATTTCGAGGAATTCCATGGTGTTTCTCCTTTGACCCCGGCCAAGGGCCGGACTATGTTGAGGGCGGAGCCGGATCACCGACCCCGCCGCGTTAAAAATCCTGAGAAGCTAGCTATCAGCTCCGCTCGAGCCCGGCGTGATGCCGAACAGCTTGACGCGCACCGTTGTGGTGGCGCCTGAGTTCACCTGATCCAGCACGACGCCAAAAGGCACATCGGTCAGATCGTCCGAGACAACTCCACTGACCGGATCGATATAAACCGTTGATCCGGGAGTGATGTTGTGATGGACTGAAACCACTGAGAGGCTGAACACGCCCTTGAGTACGACTACGACATTCGAGTCATTGAATGGCCCAGCCGTACCCGGAACAGCATCCGCTGCCGCCACGCCAGCCAGCCGGCCTACTACCACCGGATCGCCAGAGAGGATGGCTGCGTTCGGACCGACCAAGGATGTTTTCGGAAACGTGATGCGATCACCGTCCTGCACGAAGTTCTTCATTGAGCTTTTCCTGTTTTTCGCCCTGCCATTTTTACCCGGCGTCGAGGCGGATTTTTGAAGCTACTGCTACTGCGCCATGATCGCGGCCTGCTTGTCGTCCACTCCAAAATTTCTTTTGAAGCTTTCAATCAAGTTGGCTTTGGCCTTGGATGGATCGGATTCATCTCCCGCGGCGTTATCAGCAGCGCCGTTATTTTTCTTCACTGATCCGCTCAGGCTCTTCACATAGTCCTGTTCGGCAGTGATCATTTCTTTCATGCCTTCGGTGGATTCAGCCGTCTCAAAATGTTTCTTGATACGGTTGGCAGCCACTTCCGGCAGTTTGGCTTCGGCCAAAAGCTTGGTCAGTTCGGTTTGTGCGACGGCCTTTTTCGCCGTCGATTCCATCAACGTGACCTTCGCTTTCAGTTCTTCGTTTTCCTTCAGGTATTGCGCATTTACCATGTCATCTCCGTTTCCGGCGCTTTCATCCTGCAATTGAGCTAGCGCCGCTTTCTTGGCTGCATCCGTGGCCGTTTCAGAAGCCTTGCCGTGGGCGTCTGCCGCGTCCTGAAATGCTTTCTTCTTGTCTCCAGCTTTCAACTCGTCCGCCTTCGACTGAAACGAAGCTGCTTTGCCGGCGTGATCCGCGGCAGTCATGGGAGGACAATAGGTCTCGCGTGTTTCCATATTCTTGGTTTCCTTTCTGCTCTCAATTAATTCGATAAGATCCGGCCGGCGAGCCCGCAACCGCGATTCGTCGATCAGGTCAATATCGTTTTCATCGAAAGCTGATTCGATTGCATCCACTTGACCGCCTGCACCTGCAAAAGTCACAAAGTCTACCGAGCGCGCCGCCAGTAAAGACTCGATCATCTTTACCCGCTTGCCGCCCATCTCGCCATCTGAAGCTTCCCCGATTGCGCGAATCGAAACGCCCATCTGCGAGAGCATTTTGTTCGAGTTCAGAGAATCGAGTTTGGCTTTAAAGGGCGGATCGATAACCACGCCTGTGCCTTTCAAGGTGCCATCCGCTTCCGGCCAGACTTTCTTTAGCGTGGCAACCCAATCTTTGATACTGCCTTCGGGCCGGGAGTGAGCTTCTTTGTCGGTCTGGTGATCGGCGAACATCTTGGCGCCTTCGAAGATGCCATGCGATTTCTTGAGCAGTTCGGGCGAATAGAAGCGATTGTTCTTGCTCAGTCCAGGCTTGATCAGAGTTACGGTGATTTGCCCGGTCGAGGGATCGTAGGCAGACTCCTGAATGGCTTCGATCGCGACTACAGCTATTCGGCGCTTCTCTACTTCGGTAATCATTCTTGGTCCTCACTATCTGGAGCTCTCGCACCGGTTACAGCGCAGCGGCAGTTGGGATGAGCGGGCGGCCCGTCGTCACCAGAGGGAAATTCTTCACTGGCTGGAATCACGCCAGCATCAGCATTGTCGATACAGATCGGGCAGGGATCCGGATCGAGAATCCATTGCTTGTACTCGACGCCCAGAAAATCCAGCTTGTCGAGTGTGGCCGCGCTCATCGCCCGATTCATTTCCGTCGAAGCGATCGTTAGCGCCCGGCTCACACTCATGTCTTCCATTTCCGCCCGGATCAGTTGCCCCGTTCCATACGGCCCGCGCATCTCTTCAATGCCCTGCTCGATCACTGAAGCCAAGCGGTCAATGGTGGTCTCATCAATGCCCGTCACCAGTTCCGCCGCTTGTGAACTTGCCCAGTCGGCCGCGCGCTTGGCAACATCGCCCAATTTGTCTCGAACGATGATTCGGCTTTTAATCCCAACATCTACGACCGCTTCTTTGATCTCTCCGCCTTTCACGATATGAATCGGCCCGCGATACCAGGGATCGTTTTTGGCGGGTGTCCCGGTCATCCCCACGCCACGTTCCGGCGTGGAATCCATCAAGCCTTCTTTGGTCATCACAGCTACATGGGATCCGTTGAAGGCGACAATGTTTCCTGGCTGGGCATCATTGAGCGTGCCGGGCTGGCCTTCGTCGCCTGAAGAACCTGACCCGCCTGCCGTCCATTTGCCGGTCTCGTCGCGCAGTTCATCATCCGATTCCTGCATGTGATTTAGTTTCAGACTGGCCAGATAGGCAGTTTGCAGGTTGACTTTCAGCGTCGAGGTTAAGGTCTCGCGCTGCTTGCGAAGGACATTTGCCAGCGCCGCTTCGACTACATGCCGCACCGTTCCCGCGTCCCATTGCCGGTCCTCAAGATGAAGGGCTTCGACTTTGGCTTTCAGTTCGAGGAAATAAGCTTTGAGGTCGCGGGCACATCCACGTTCCAGTTTCTGCCCGACCAGCCCAAGCACGCCGGGCCGCGAAGCTTTCTCAATGAATGCTTGAGCCGACACTACGAGTTGAGTTAAGGCGCTCATTTTTGTTTCCGTTTATTTCTTCGTCCCAACACATAGCCGGTAAGAAATCCACCTAGAAACAGGCATTCTTTTTCCCATAGCGCTGGTCCAGATAACTCCAAAACGCAAAAACACACAAGCCCAAATAATGCAAAACATAACTGCCATGAAAATGAACACGAACCAAGCTGGCGGCTCGGAGTCGATTTCTTCTTTCCACATTAGAGCGCTCATCGCAGTGCCTCAGTCAGTTCGTCCAGCTTGTTGATTAACTGCGACACCGCTTCCGAATAGGATTCCTTCGAACTGCTCGGATAATGAACCTTCAGCGGAGCTTCGCCTTTAGCAGCACCACGCCGATATATCTCGATACGCGAAATACTGCTCGGCTTTACTCCTCCTTTGGCAATACCTACATCCTTAAAAGCGCCCGTCCCGTGCTCTAACCCTTCACCCTTAACCACGACTACAGCAACGTTGCCTTTGCCTGACTGGGTACCGTATGAGAAGGCAAGATCTTTGCTGCGGGAAACATAAGTAGCCTTTCCCCCCGCACCCCTTGGTTCATGTGCTATCAGACCGTTTTTTAAAATGGACTTGACGTTCTTCTCGGACGTGCCGTGGTAGTGTTCATCGCTGCCTTGTGCATCTTTTAGAGCCGCCGGGCCCTTTTCTATATTTCCATCTGAACCTATTTCGATGTGAGTGCCATTGATCGTCACCCACCCCTCCAAGAGGTCCAGATCGTCAGCTTCTGAGACCGCTTCGGTCGTGTCGGTATTGGTTCCTGCAACTCCACCATCCGGAGGTGTTCCGTTGTTTGCGCCGTTTCCGTTCGCCCCGATTGGTTTCGCTGCTATAGCTTTCGCTTGCAGTGCGGCATTCTTCGCGGCCAGCGCGTCGTTAGCTTCTTTCTGCTTCTCGATCGTTCCCATCACGTCGTTGATGTTTTGCACGCCCATTGACGTGAGGCACATCTGCAGAACTTCCGGCACTTTGGCTTCCGGGAATGCAGTAGTCAGTTGCGTGATAAACGTTCCCAGTGCAGCCAGGTCGTCTTCGATGATGGCCGGCATCTCAATGGCGATAGTTTCGAGCGGCTTGTCCGGATCTTCTTCGAGCACGATTGAGAAAATATCCCGCCACGCATCTTTCCAGAACTGCTGATAGGCGCCGAACATTTTCAGCATCGGCAATTCCATCGCTGTCGCAGTTGCCAGATTTCCGGTGCTCGGATCGCCAAAATAATGCAGCATGATTCCGGTGCCCGCCGAGACCATGAGTTTCAGTCCGTCCGCGTCGGCTTTGGCATCGTTCGCGCCTGTGGTCCGCGGCATGGCTTCGAGGTTGATGCCTTCGTTTTGCAACCACGTCCCGCCAGGAGCGTTGGGTGGATTCTTTTCGGTGCCCCCTGACAAACCAGTCTGGGCAAACGTCGATTCCATCTTGGAGCGGATTGAATCGACAATCTTCTGGCCACCCTTGACGGTGCCTTTGTAGGCGAACCGACTGAGAGCTTGGGTAAGAGCCACACGGGCAATCATGAAACGCCTGTGTTCGCGCGACCAATCCGAGCACGCCCCGAACAACGAATTGCCGCGCTTGTCGAGTGCGTCAAAGGCCAGGTGATAGATCTTGACTTTGGTCTCAAGCGTGAATGACTTCTTTGTGGCCGGATCGACTACATCGGGCGTCTCGTCGTCTGAATCCCACGGCTGGTAATACAGAGTTTTCGAAGCTGTATTGTTTGCGCCTGCCGTCTCTCGCTTGTAAGCCTTTACTGTGTCTTCATCGTCGGGATCGCAGATGATGTCAGTGATTTGCAGGCAGTCGAAATAGCGGATCGTGCCATCGTCGAACAGGGCAAAGAAGATTTCCCCATCGACTAACAACCGCTGCGACATCCGTCTCATGCCCGCCCGCGAAGTGATTCTGCGATTGCGGCGGTCATTCATGAACTTGTTCAGTCTGTCTTCAACGCCGGAGTCTTCTTCGCAGGTCCAGGTAACTGCTGTATCTCCGAAGGCGTAATCGGTCCAAAGTCTGACCGCCTGTTTCGCTAAAGGATCTCGCAGCCAGTAATAACGCGCGCGATTGACTTGCACTTGACGGCTGAGCGGATCGAGTTCCCCGGCCATGCGCTTGCCGCCCACCAGCCAGCCGCGATCGTCTAACGCGAGTTCAATGTCTGCCTGGGTAAAGGCTTCGCTGATTTCCGGAATCTGGCTCAGGAAATCTACGGCAGCTTTCGTTGAGAGCGAAGTCATCTCCGACATCGAAAGCGATTCTTCTTTCTGCGGCGCGAAGAGATTGCGGATTGATTCTTGAATGCCCATCAGTTGACCCAGCGCATCTGACCAAAGTTGTTTCGCGCCGTGCCCACCCGTTCCCAGTAGATCGGCACTGCGGGCGAACAGGCGTCATGGTCATGAACGTGGAAACAGAAACTGAACAGTTCTTCCATCTCCAGGCGCGTGAGATGTTTTGTCTTGCACGAATTCGCGAATGTGATGAGCGTCACCATGCCATAAACTCCGGTTGCTCGATCTGATCTAACTCCGGCGCGATGCTGATCTGCTCTTCATGCACCAGCGTGATTTCCCGCTCGGCAGTCTTGATGGCTGGTTGCATCGCATAGCGGCAGTCATCCCAGAAGTGGTTATGCTTATCGACCGGCTCAGGCAGGATCTCGCCGTTGAGTTTGCTCGTCTTCCATACATAGAGTGCCGCTTCGTCCATCGCATGAACGCAACGCGGATGAATGACGATTTCGTTTAGAGATTTCAGCCAAGCGATACCATCCTCGACTGAGCCGGGCCACTTCTCGGCAGCGATTACCTTCAGACCGAAGCCGCGAACATGAGAAATCGTTTCTGGGCGCGAGCAGTCCGCCCGCACTATATAACCGCGGTCAATCTCAGGCAGTTTCGACCGGAGCAGAGGCGCGATATCGTTCAGCTCGACGCCCAGCTCATAGACTTCGAACTCCACATAAAGCGTGTCCCCTTTTGCCCAATACTTATGGGCTGAGAGCGGGTCATTCGAGAATCCCCAATCCAGTCCAAACCAGGGACCGTCCCATGAAGTGTCGAGCGCTAACTTAGGATCTGAGTGCGGAGTTTCGAACGCTTCCATGCGCCACTTGCCGGCAAAGATCTGAGCTTTCGAGCGTTTGCGGAATTTGCCGCCCCAAATCCAGTCCGCTGCATCGGCATCAACTTTGTAGTCGTGCTCCATTTCCTTGCGGCTGCGCTCAGTGAAAAATGGATTGTCTTTGTAGTTGACCGGAATCACCAGCGAGTCTTCTGGCGCATTCTTCAGGAACCGCACACTGGTGGGATCGTCTTCTTCGCGTGGGTTGAATGTGATCCAGACTTCAGAGCCAGCTTTGCGGATGGTCGGCAGAAGATATTTCCACGAATCCTCGCTGACGGTTTCCGCTTCTTCCACCCAGCAGATGTCGATGCCTTCGAGCGATTTGATTTGACCGACATTGGCATGCAGCCCGCAAAAGATGAACTCGGAACCGTTGACGCCCTGAAAGCTTTTGTCGGTGACTTTAAACTTTGAGCCCAGGCCCAGGCGCTCAATCGAATCGACGAGGAGCTTATGAACTGAGTCTTTAATCGTCTTCTGGAATTCGCGCGCGCAGAGAATGCGCAGCTTCTTTTCGGAGGCTTTCAGCAACAGCGCTGCGGCGACCGACCAAGACTTTGAACTTCCGCGGCCGCCATAGGCAATCTTGTAATCCTTGGGCTCAAACAGCGGTCGTGCCCACTTGGGAAATTGGACGTCGGTGTATTGAATGGCGTTCATCATACGAACGTCACCTTCACGCCGATGGGGATATCGTTGCCGTCATCATCTACACCGCCAGTGACGGGTTGCGCTGGTTTGCCTAAGCCGTATTCGCAGATTATTTTGCAGGCAGCAATACGGTCGGCATCGCGCGAGGCCGGCATGTAGACTTCTTTCCCGTCTACCAGCCTCATCATCACATCATCGTTCGCCGCAATCTGCTTCAGAACAGCAATGGCATCATCGACATGCGGGCCGAATAATTCCGCGGCGCGGCGTGAGCGTTTGTTGACCGAACCTATGGGGCGTCCCGCCATATTTTCTATTGGCTAAAGCTTTGTGTTTTCAAGAACCACGTTTGGTGTAAAAAGTGCTCGTCGTGTGGGCTAACTATCTGAAACTGAAACGATGTGCAAGATTTTTGGGCAGAGATGTTTCGGGGAGTGTTCCGCGTGGAACAATTTCAGCGAGGATTAGGGGCGATTTTCTAGCGCGTTCTGGGCGCGCGTGCGTTTGGGTTTTCGCGGACGGCCGCCGAGTTTGCCATTCTCAATCGCGGCTTGGGCTTTGCGTGTAGACTTCAGTTCGCCCAGGGCTGTAGCGGCTTGTTGGGACGTGAGCGTGATTGGTTTACCGCAATGCGGACAGTTCATTGAATCTCTAGAATTGCGTCGTCATCCTCGATTTGGACTTTGGGCACGATCACGAAGTCCATCAGTTGCAGCTCAATTCGTCCGAGAATGTCATCCTGCCAGGCGGCGATGTCATGGCTGGTGGACTGCTCGACCATTTGCTTGCTGTGCCAGGATTGGGTCATACGGCCCTCGCAGCGAACATGCGGGCAAAGGTTTCGATCATGACGTGATCCAGTTGAGTCAGGGTTGCGGGTTGCGAGGTCTGAATCTGGGTGCTGGTTTGAGTGCTTTTCGCGGCCCAGAATCCGTTAATTTCTGCGAGTGTCACTATGTCTTTGCTCATGTATAGAGAGTAATATCCCAGCGGTGGGTTGACAAGTTACCGAAGTCGGTTTGGGCGGGAAATCGGCCATCGTCCGTCCATGTTGCGTTTGGTAAACTTTGCCAATTTCGGCCTGGTAAAGTTTGCCACCGTGGTAAAGTTTGCCAGTGATCATCAAGGTCCAAGCGATTGTGCTGCAGTGCACAGCGTGCGGGCGGCAATGGATACCGGTGAAGGATCTGAATCCGAAACGCTGCCCGAAACCTGACTGTAGGAAGCCGGCGACGTGGCTGGCGAGGCCTGCGCTCGGCACTTCGCCTGTCGCGGAAGTCTTCGACCAAATCAGAGAAGCACAGTTTGAAGAAACCGCGAAGCCGGCCAAAGCGTCTAAAGCATTGCCGAGTAATTCCGAGATGCAGAGGCTGATGAGGGAAAAGGGAAGTTTATGATTCCAGTCTTTGAGTTTCGCGGGTGTGGGTGGATCCTGATCGGCTGGGCTGATTACGGGTGCGGCGTGAAGAACCGTTTCACGCCCTTGCTCTGTGATTTTACCTGTGAGTCTTCTTCGTAATTCGACCGCAGCGTCTTTGCCCAGACTCTGGTTTTCTGTTCAAGTTTGGGCTCTCCACTGCGGCCGGTTTGGGTTTCTTTCTTGCATTGCGAGCAATAGCGTTTTAGTTCCGGGCGTTTTTTCCATTCATTGTCAGGGAATAATACTCGGGGTTTGTCGAGGTCGCAGCGGCTGCAATACTGAGTCGGCGTTTTCCTTTCCGCGGCGCGCGCCGAATGCCAGGCCACTCGTAATGCTTCTGCGGCGTCAGGCCGATACTGATTTGGGATGGCAAGCAACAGCACCCAAAACTCTTCAAAGGTTCCTGCCTGGATTTTGAAGGCCTCAACCATAGGGTAAAAATGGGTGCCGTGCTGCGTCACGGCTTGCCCCCGCTGATTTCTTTGCAATGATTTACAGTCTTTTAGTCCAGGTTCAGGGTTGACGCAAACCGTACTCGGAAGTTTGTTTCAACCATTGATAGACAAGCTTTATTGCAGACCCGATTCCGAAGATGAGGCATACAGTGCATCCTGCGAAAAAGAGCTTGTCAATTGGCTTGCCGGTAAGTGTTGATCGAATCCAAGCTGCAACAGGCATTCCGATCAACACGAATGTTACTGCGATCATCGTTATTTTCTTCATCATTTTTCGGCTCAGTCGCACATGCACCATACGCAGAACATGAAACAACCTGCACTTGCCAGCAATAAGCCACCTAAAACCTCAGTTCCAGGTATTATCATCGCAACCCCTCCGATAGCCGCGATAGCCAAGCCTGCTCCATTCATCGCCGTACAATCATGTGCGTTCATCCCGACTTGCACAAACGTGCCATTGTAATTCGCATTGAGGAATCGCGGCTTGTGCAAATTGCTCGCCAGCTGCTTTTCCACTTGGCCGATCGCGCCGGCAAAATCGACGGCGAGCATCTTGTACAGTCCTTCGGTTTGAACTTTGTTCACCAGGGCTTTCCGGCCGGCCACGTCCGATTGCTCAGTCCAGCCTTGAACTTCCTGCAAGGTTCCTTTCCAGCCACTGGATTTTAGATTGCTATAGATGCTGGTCGAGTTCAACTCTGAATTGATGAACTTCGTTTTCCCTTTCAGGAAAGCAGCTTCAGCCGCCTGCAGCGTCCCATCAGCTTGGGCTGCTTTCGCATAAGCGACGATCCGACTCGACAGACTTTCCATCTGGCTGGCTGTGGGCGGGAGGCCATCGTACTTCTGATTGGCCACTTTGACGCTGTAGGTTTCTAACTGTTTGCCGAGGGTTGTAGTGCTGCCTAACGCATTGAGCGAGGCCAAGATACAGAGCATCGCCAGGATTGAACGGATTGGTAGTTTCATTTGTACTTCCTCTCCACTTTCCAGATTTACCCCGCTTGGGGCTTGTTTGAAATCACAGTTTTCTTCTCCCCTATATCCCCAACTCGTTTGTTTGCAGAAGGTTTGGTTGCGACAAACACGACCCGCTCTCCATCGTTGAAGGCGAGCCCATGATTCATCTGCATCGCCATAGCGCCTGTTTCTTCAATCGTCTTTTCGTATTTGGCGAGCTGCCTCAGGAGTTCTTCTCGCGGCCAATCCGCACCCACCAGCATTCCCAGCGGGTTCACGAAAGTGTGCACGCGATCGCCCTTCGGCAGACGCTTGACGGCCTGATCGTAAGTCAGAAAAACTTTCGCGTCCTTCGGCTTCATTTCTCTCCTATCCTTGACTCAATACGAGCAGCCACCTTTTTCCGTACTATTTCCAAATTATCTGGCCAGAGTTGCGCCGAAGTTTGGGGGGCAAATTCATCGTAAGCTTCTTCGGCGGCGATCCGCATAGCCATCGCGAGCAAATTTCGTACCCGGTCCAAG